TTTTGAGCCATATACTCATTTATGGAATATTAAGAAAAAACCATTTAAAGACTTTATTAATAATGAGGTTGATTTTAGCGGTGAATATCCAAAAGAAAAAAACCCGCCAAAAATTCAGCTTATTGCTTAAAAGTTTCATGAGCCGTGAGCATTGGTTCACGGCTCAATTTGAATAAAGGGGGAATAGATGAAAAAAGAAATAAATAATGCAATTAATACTATTGATAAAATATATTTCTTAGAAGAAAACAAGTGGAATGATTATCAAAATGATTATGATGAGTTCAAAAAAGATATTCCTAAACTTGAAAAACAATTAGATTTATTAATTAAGTTTAAAAAATATCTTAAAAATTATAATGAATAAACAACAAAATTTAAGAAATTTTTATTTTTTATTTTATTTTACAAGGCACAAGCTAGAATTTTTATTTAAAAACGCTCAAGCTAGAATTTTCAAGCTAAAATGCACAAGCGGTCAATGGTTCACGGACAACGGACAAGCGATCAAGCGCAAGCGGTTCAAAAAGTTTGAAACATGGTTCACGGCTCACGGGTTTTTGCAAGTATCACGGACAAGACACGGGGTCAAAATTAAGAAAATATATATTTTATGCTGATTTTTTATTCCGTGATAGCGGTATCGTTAAAGGCAATTTTGACAGTATCTTTTATCAAAATTAGACCTAAAATCGCCCCGTATATATTCACCGCAACAACGGCAATTGACAAAATAATCAGTTTTTTTGCTGTTATCTTTTTTGGGTCTACCTTTAAAAGCATAACTATTTGAATTACAACTTTTTATAGGTTCTGGACATTTTTTCTTACGAGGTTTTTTTAATTGTTTTTCCTCTTGCTGCGGTTGTTTATTCAAATGGATTATATCCATACTTTGTTGCATGATCTATGTCTTCTTGAGTTAATTTAGGATTAAAATATTCCTCTGGATTATCCTTTATATATTTAATTTGTTCTTCACATTCAATCAATAATCCGTCCATGTCTTCATAGTCTAAATTATTTTGTTCAATATAATTGTCTATAATATCTTTTATAGCATTATCTTTTAAATATTTATTAATAGTTTTATTCATCTTTTATCTCTTCGATATTAGATTCGGGGTCACCAAATTCAAGATTGTCGTAATCTTCTTCCCAGTCTCCATTATTAGCGCACTCCATAAATATTTCTTCAGCCTCTTCCTCATCTTTAGCCTCTATCTCCATAGTTTTTGTAAGAGTACCGCTTATAATATTTTCAATTATTGTTAATTTATATTTTTTCATATTACATACTATCTAAAAATGGGTCATCAAATTTTTGATTGTTTTTAATATCTTGCTTAACTTTATTGATTGACCCTTCAATCAATGTTTTAATCTTAATATAACTTGTAAGATCAAGATTATTTTTAATTGTGTTTATTTCAGTTAGTAGGTCTCTTAATGCAAATAAACGCCCGTAACGCTTTGAAGATAGGCTGTTGTCATTAATTGATTTAGCAACTTCTAAAAACATATCTGTCATATTATCCTCTATTATTAATTTATATCTTTATATAAGGGACAATAAACTATTGTCCCTTATAGTGTCAAGTGTTAATTATAGTTTTTATTCTCTAATTGTAGAGCCTTTGTTTTATTCCAAATAATCCCCACGCCAGATAAAACCTTCTCAAGTACAATGTTTAATTGTTCTGGCACTCCACACTCAAAAACTGAATTAATTGCGCTTTGTTTATACAATTTCAGTTCTTTGACCTTCTTGCCTTCTGGTGTTTTTTCCGCCTCTTTTTCAGCTAAAAATTGCGCCCATGTTCTTAATTGTTCTCTACAATCTTCAGGCGTTATTCCCCGCCCGTAGTTGTTGTCATTTGAATAATAATTGTCTCTATCAGATTTTTTGAATTTATAACTCAAATTATCTTTAAGATCTCTATTATTAATCTTACCAAAAAAGGTCATAGCTTTACGCTGCTTTATTTCTAGCTCTTGAATTGCCTTCTCAAGTTCTTTTATAACAACATCAGCTTTTATTTTTTTAGCCAGTTTTAATTCAGCGGTTTCAGTAAGATCAGCCACAATAGATTTAACGCCTAATTCAGCTTGATCTATTAAAGGGTCAATCTCGTTATTGATACGCTTTTTTAAATGTTCCAACTGATATTTAGTCGGATATGTTGATTTAGTCATAACTTTATTATCCTTTATATTTATTTATTTGATTATCCCAAATTATCCCTTGACAAATAAAAGTCAAGCATTATATTTAAAAAATTATTGTCCTTGCAATAATGGGCTTTTTGTTAGTAGTGGGGACTGACCTAGCCAAAGCAAAAAGCCCTAACAAAAATGAAAGTATGAAATTATATAAATCTAAAAAGTTATTAAATATAGATAACAACGCTAAAACCATAAAGGGTCAAAAATACAAATATATGACCGCAATTCTATATCTAGCACCGCAACGAACAAGCGGTTTTAATGTTTGCCCGCTTGCCAGTAAGGGTTGTATGGCAAGTTGTTTAAATACGGCTG